ATTTCCAATCAGGTTCACTTGCAGGAGCATCTGGTGGAGCGGGTTCAGCATTTAGTGGATGTAGTGGTTTTACAGGTACAATAGCATCTGGTGGTACAGGTGCTACTGGAGAGACAGGTGCTTCAGGTGGTGAGTGGGGATTAAGTGGTGGTGATACTGCAAACACAGGTGATGGTGGTGATGCAGGTGCAGCAATATTCCCCTCTGGTATCTCAGTTACAGGTTCTATAAATTCTAATACAATAAAAGGTTCTTATTAATTCTTTGATTTTATTATGAAAAAATATCCACCCCTACTACAACAGGGAAAGAATCTCGTATTGACAATCGGGAGGATAGTTGATACAATACGAGATAAGAACTCGCAGTTAGTAACTCCGAGAAAAATGTATTGGCGACGCATCGAGATATGTAAAAGTTGTTCGAGTTGTGACCAGAGACAGAAAAGATGTATGGAATGTGGATGTTTTATCCCTGCCAAAGCAAAGATTGTTGTTGAGGCTTGCCCACTAGGGAAATGGGAAGAAGATGAACTTATTGATTGAGGACAATTTTTTTAAAAATCCTGATGTATTAAGAAGGATGGCATTGGATTGCGATTATATTGATAGTGAACAGGTTAAAATTGATGTAGGTTGGAGAGGATATAGAACAGATGAGTTTGAAGTTATAGGTAATGAAGATTTGATTACTGCAAGTGATGAAGTCAGACAGGCAGTATGTAAACATTATAATCTAGAGGGGTATTCTATATCTTCACATTTTCATTTGTCTCATTTAGGAACTAAGAAAACTCTACCAGACTTTGAGAATAAGAAATATCATTTCGATCAATGTGAATATGCAGGGGTTGTATATTTAAAACCGAGTCCACCCGAAGGGACAGGAACATCTATTTTAGACGGTGCTAAAAATAAAATAGAGAGTGTTGATAACAAATACAATCGTTTAACTGCTTACCCTGCACACCATATTCATGCACCCACAGATTTGTTTGGGAATGATTTTACTACAGGTAGATTGACTCTTACGTTTTTTATGGCAAAAGATTGGACTTGGGATTGAAAATCTAAAATATTATACATACCCTTTGTATGGTTTGTTCCGAAGGCTATAATATTTTTTAAAGACCAGTTGCAAAACTGTCACACCACCACTTGCAGGTGGTTTTTTTGTGCTATAATAAGTGCATAAACAAATTATTGTAATGAAAACTCAAAGTGACTACCTAAGAAAAACTGCTACTGGATTTGGAGGTGGTAGGGGTACAAATAACAAAAAAGCAAGATTACTTGAAAAGAATCTTTACGATACAGTAAAAAATGTATTATTGCCAGCATTGAGGAAAAAATTTCCTAATTGTATATTTGTTTTACAAAAAAAGTTGATGAAAAGTGATATTGCCAAAAATGTTGGTGCATTAAATTGGAAACCAGAATCAAATGATCCATACATCTTACCTGATGGTGGTCTTCTTTATATGATATATGATGGTGTTAAATACCCAATTTGTATATGTGAAGCAAAACAACAAGGAACAAATGATAAGAGAAAAGAAGAGGGGAAAGCACCACAATCTTTAGGAAATGCGATAGAGAGAAGTTGTAAAAATTATCTTGAATTAAAATCATTTTGCACTCCATTTAATTTTTTCCCATATAATATGTTTTTATCTGGTTGTGACTTTAAGAAAGAATCAAGCATCATTGACAGACTAGATGTTCTTACAAACTATCATGAAAGAAATGTTGATTATACATTTCATCCTGATTCTTTGACATCTGTTCATATGAGAGAGGAGGTGTGGACACAAGATGAAATCTATGATATAATATATGATACAACTGTGAAAGTAGTAAAGCACATCTTTATGGAAAAGTCGAAAGGTAAGAATTTTAGTGCCAATAATGCAACTGGTAAAAGAAGGAAGTCTGATTTTTATGAGACACCATACAGTCTGACTAGAAAGTTTTTAGATGTAGAAACATTTGATAAATCACTTACAGTATGTGAACCTGCTTGTGGTGCAGGAGCAATCAGTAATATCTTAAAAGAAAGATGGGAAGATGGTTTCGTTAGTGCATACGATGAAGAAACTAATTTCTTATCAGAAACAGGTAATTATGATTATATTGTTACTAATCCACCTTTCTCACTTGCACAAGAGTTTATACTAAAAGCAAAAACAGTTGCTAATCATAAGTTTGCATTATTATTACCATTGTCATATCTTCATGGTAAGAAAAGATTTGATGAGATTTATTCTGATAAAGAGTATCCTTTGAAGAAAGTTCATGTCTTTACAAGATACCCTATGTTGGGAGACAAATTAAGAGAAGATGGAAAATATAAAACTGGTATGATGGTTTATGCTTGGTTTGTATGGGAGAAAGGTTATTCTGATGAACCTACTATTTCTTGGATTGATAATAACGATGATGTATTGTCAAAGAAAGATATGAACACTACACAAACTGTCATCGAAGCTGTCATCGAAGAAACACCATTAACTAAGTTTATGTTATAATAAGAATGATGATTAATCCAGTTATCTAACTGTCACAACCCCCTACACAGGGGGTTTTTTTATGCTATAATTAAGACATCAAAAGGAAATCTATGCAACTAAGACCACACCAACTTGAAGCACTTGATAAGATGAACACCAAAAGATTGGGACAGATTATTGTTCCTACTGGTGGTGGTAAGACAATGTGTATGATAGAGGACGCTAAGAAAAGATTTGAACAGAGTAATTTACCACAGACTATTGTTGTAGTTGCACCTCGCATCTTACTTGCAAGTCAGTTATCAGCAGAGTTCTTAGAGTTCATCACAGATGTAGATGTCATTCACGTTCATAGTGGAGAGACACACCATGATAGCACAACTAAGGCAGATGAGTTAGAATATATGGTCAACAACAGCACAGAGAACTTACTTATATTCACTACATATCATTCACTACACAGAGTTGAAGAGACAGGTATTGAAGTTGATACTATCTACTTTGACGAAGCACACAACTCAGTACAGAAGAACTTTTACCCTGCTACTGATTACTTCTCAAAGAAAGCAGATAGATGCTACTTCTTTACAGCAACACCAAAGCACAGTCGTACAGATGCAAAGGCAGGTATGAACTGGTCAAAGACTTATGGCAATGTGATATGCCAAATCCCTGCACCTAAGTTAGTCAAGCAAGGTTACATTCTACCACCAAAGGTAGAAGTTTATAAGTCAAGAATACTTAAGAAAGATGAGTTGGTTGCAGACAGAGACAATGAGCAAATGATTGATGCTATTGATAACCTAGACAAAGATAAGGTATTGATATGTGCTAAGTCAACCAGACAGATTATTGCACTTGTATCACAGACAGACTTTGTGAAGCAACTTGCAGTTCGTGGTTACTCTTATATGTACATCACAGCAAAGACAGGTGCGGTTATTGATGGAGAGAAGGTTGACAGAGAGACTTTCTTTGATACTCTTAATGAATGGGGTAGAAACGGTAAAAAGTTTATTGTACTTCATCACAGCATACTCTCAGAGGGTATCAATGTCAATGGTCTTGAAGCAGTATTGTTTATGAGATCAATGGATTACATAGGTATCTCACAGACAATCGGTAGAGTTATTCGTAAGGGTAATGCAGACAAAGTATTTGGACTTGTATGTATTCCTGTTTACTCTAACGTAGGTATCTCTACTGCAAGAAAGGTCGAAGCAGTTGTAGATACTATATTCAACAAAGGTCAAGCAGCAACATCAATCGTAAACTCATGAATTTTATTGAACAACTAGAAACAAAAGTGAATTGGAATAGAGTATTTGGAGTCGTTGATTCTTTATACTCTGATAAAGGATTTACATCAAATGCAGACAACTTTGCAAGGGCAACTATGGTAGAGAAAGCTTTAGATAAGTTTTCAGATATTAATAGAGTTGACCAAAATGGTTATGACTTTGAGTGGGAAGATAAAAAGATTGAACTTAAGATGGGTAAGAATCTTTTTTACAAAGTTAAAGACCCAAAAGCAACTAAAAAGTTTAAAGTTAAATCATTTTTAAGTGAAACAAAAACTGTAGAAGATTTTAGACAGATAAGTACCTTTGATTGGTTACTTGTTATTGATCTTACATCAAGAAGAGTTGTAGTTGTAGAAGATGAACACGCAAGAAGTTTATATCAAGAAGGTGCTGATGGTGCTATGATAGCATTAAAGGATGGAGATTATTACGAGTGTAATATTGGAGAGATTAATCCAATACTACCACCAACTAATCTATCATATTTGTATCAGCAAGCAGATCAACAGTTCCTAAATTTTTAAATCTATGTTAAAATCAGATCAACTACTCAGAATATACAAGGTGGTTAGGGTAGAACCTACACCGAAGTATAAACCAGTTAGAACTCATTACAATATACACTCATACGGATGAAGGACACAATTTTATATGGAGATTGTCGTGAAACATTAAAAGCATTTCTACCACAGAGTGCAAGAATGTGTGTGACATCCCCACCATACTACGGATTGAGAGACTATGGTGGAGAAGAGAGTCAAATTGGACAGGAACAATCGCCAGAAGAGTTTATCGAACAATTAGTATCAGTATTCAGAGAGGTACGAAATGTATTGACTGATGATGGTACTTGTTGGGTAAACTTAGGAGATAGTTATTATAACTATCGACCTGGCAAAGGTCAAGCACTTGTTAAACAATCAGTATCTAAAACTAAACAAGATTTACCAGACAAATGTGCGAAGAGAGCAAACAAATTACAGGGATTAAAAGAAAAAGATTTGATCGGAATTCCGTGGATGTTCGCATTTGCAATGCGTAAAGATGGGTGGTATTTAAGACAGGATATAATATGGCATAAACCTAATCCAATGCCAGAAAGTGTAAGGGATAGATGTACTAAATCTCACGAATATATTTTCTTATTCAGTAAAAACAAAAAGTATTTTTATGACAATGAAGCAATCAAAGAACCCGCAAAAGATTGGGGAACAAGAGATCGTACTAACGGAAAGTATCATAATGAAGGAACAGGACTAAACCCACATACAGGGTTAACTAAAAGTTATCCAACAAAGAATAAACGAAGTGTTTGGTCAGTAACTAATAAACCATATCGTGAAGCACATTTTGCTACATTTCCACCTGACTTAATTGAACCCTGTATCAAAGCAGGGAGTGAAGTTGGAGATACAATACTTGACCCATTCATGGGGTCAGGTACAAGTGCGATGGTTGCAAAGTCTTTAGATAGGTATTATTTGGGTTGCGAACTACACGAAGACTATGGTAATCTAATTCAGAAAAGAATACAGGATTATAGACCAGTTCAAGAAGTGGCACAAGAACCCACCATAAACATACTGGACATTATATAATAATAGTATAAACAAAGGAGAACCACCAATGAGAGTCAAAGTAGAACTTTATGTTGCAGGTCAAACTTTTACCGAAGAGGTAAGAGCAGTTGACTATCAAGAAGCTAGACAGGTAGCACTTGCAAGAAATCCTAATGCTAGAATTATTAGTGTAAATGCTGTATTCTAATGGCAAGAAAAGTTAACTATCAAACTTTTTATCCTACCACATTCCCATCCTTACTAGACCCTAAAGTTGGGCAACCTAGTGGATGGGTGTCTAAGGATGGTATGTGGGCGGCAGTTCCATCTGACGGTAGAAAGTTTGCCATAGTTCATAATGGTATCGTAGAACACTTTTCAAAGAATTTTGAATGTGCTATGATATACATACAAAAAGGAATTAAAAAAGAAAAGAAAGATGCACGATCAAAACGCAGAGGAAAGGTGGGACAGGGGTAAAACTCTTTTACTAGAGTCTTTATATAAACCTGACTCAAAACTTCGTGGTTGTGCATATAATCAAGATTGCTTTAATGAGTTGATTTCAATTCGTGATGAAGTAATTGAATATGTTAGAAGTTTAGAGAATCCACACTCAACTAAACCCCTATCAAAATGGAGGTAGGTATAAACTCGTAGGCATAAATTTTTGTTACTAATATTTGGATTTTTTGACATTTATTCTATAAATAATGATAGAATTGGGGTTAACAAGATGCACTAAAGGTCTTTGTTATGACCATATTGTAGGAGTTCAATTTATGCACAACTTAATTTCATATAATCAGTTAGCTGGTTCAAACATAGATCCACATGACGATTTAATCACAGAATACTACGAGTGCCTGATAGAATGTGAAGAAGACCAACAGACTTGTAAACGAATATGTAAGGAGGTATTAGTCTATTAAGTAAACATTGCAGTAAACAGATGATTTATTTACGACCACCTTAATAAAAACCATAACCCTTGACTTTTTGAGTCAGGGGTTTTATAATAGGAAAAAAAAGTATGGTATGAGAGTGGACAAATTGAATGAAGAATTAGAGTCTAAATTATTATTTGAATTAGATTTTATCGCAGAGCAACTACGAGGTAAAATTACGAAGAGTGTGTATGCGAATAGTGAGGGAAAAGAAGCAAAACTAATTACTATAGAATATGGTTCGAGATAATGAAAAGATTCTTATTTAAGGTACGAGAATTTGCATGGGAAGTTGTATCCGAGATTGCGGATATATTATATCCTTATCGAACTCGTTTAAGTCCAGAGGAGAAGTATGAACATGAAATGTTAGACCCCATTACAGGGGAGATTGAAATGGTAGAAAATTTAATTCAAAGTCAAAACCAGAGGATTGAGAGACTACAAGATGAAATGATTAACGTAATGAATAGATTATATCAGATTGAAACAAATGCGAAGAGTATAAATACTTATTCGGAAAATAAATTCAATCAAGTTAATCCAAATGAAAGACAAGAAAGCAGCAAAAACTCTAATCAAACGAGCAAAACAACACCCTGATTTGTATAGTTCGGGGGATGTAATCTACGCTAAAATACTAAAAAAACGAATTAAGAATGAAAAAGAAAGACTCACTAAAGATAAACCAGAATAAAGATGGTTCATTCACAGCAGAGTGGGACAAAAATGATCCTGATTGGAAATGGATGAATAACTTTACATCTAAAGAGGTTCAGAATATGATTGAAAATATTATGAAAGATGAAGCAAAAAGACGCTAATTATAAAGAAAACTTTAAGCATTTGCCCAAATTATAACTAGTTATGTTATAATACCCTAACATACCAATAAAACAATGTTTAATCTAGACCAACACTACGGAACATACTTACATTCAGAAAAGAGATTTCGTATTGATGGTGTATCGGAGAAGGTAATAGCATACGGATATAATTGTGATGGGAGTGAAATCACAGGACACTATGTTACTACAGAGAACCATAAACTATTTTATGACTTAAAAGGTGTGTTTATTCGCAAAGAAACACTAGAACTTGCAAATATTAAAAACTAGTGTTAAATTATAAATATTATTGTATAGATAGAAGGTCACTATGAAATCAATCGAAGACCATATTCAAAAGGACAAGGAAATTCTTGCCGACCCAAAAACTTCTGAACCAATGCGTCATCACATAGAAGATGAACTACACGATTTAGAAGAATATGCAGAGCATCACAAAGATGAAATCAAAGCGGGAGATCATCACGACCCAAATGTGTTAGAGGTATTTTGTGATGTCCACCCAGACGAACCAGAATGTCTGGTATATGACGATTAAATAACTGTCACACCCTCTTGCACAGAGGGTTTTTTATTGCTATAATAAGTACAGGGAAACAAAATGATCTTAGTTATCATTTTTGTTTCTCGCACCCAATATGTAACCACCACTAACATTATGGAAAAAGTAATCGGAGAATCAGTAAAGCAAACAAACAGAACTTTCATCAAATCCTATACAGAAGAGTATTGTGATGCTATTACAGAGAACTATAGATTGTATCATGTACATTCATTAGAGAGAAATCTATCAGGAGACTATCCAGAGTATGCTAGACAACAATTAGATGATCTTAAAAATGGAACAGCAAACTTAATGAAGTTTGAGATCAGAGAAGGTAAGAAATACTACAAGATCGTTCAAGTTGAGTATGATACATTTCAAAACAGAAATGAGTATAGAGATAGTTCAGTTCACGCATTTGTTGACAAGAATACAGGGGATGTTTACAAACCTGCATCATGGAAAGCACCTGCAAAGCATGTTAGATTCACTTTTCAAAAACCAGAGGATATTCGGTTTTTACTTGAACCTAGAAATGTAGGATGGGCGGGTGGTTACTTGTATATGAGATAGATAGTATAGAATTATGAAGTTAATGCTATACACAACAGGAGAGTGGAAAGTTGACCCAAATAAGGACATAACTTTCCCTTTAGTCCGTTGGTTATTCAAACTATTTCCTATATTAGATGGTTCTGACATAGAAATCAATCAAGTTGACTTAGGGGATGAGTTTGCATTTGGTTTTTGTCAACAGGACGATGGAGAGTTTTTAATTCATGTTCATAATCGTATGGACTTAAGGGAATATGTAAAGACCTTGATACACGAAATTACCCACGTTAGACAGACACTTGATGGCATTACAGATTCAAATGCCAGAGAGAATGAAGCATACCATTTAGAAGAGGTACTCAGCAAGGAGTTTTGGGACAGTTATATTAGTGGCACACAGTAGGTAGATTTGTAGTTTATATCCATTATAATAAGTATATCAAACAAAGGACACCACCACATGAAAAAATCCAAAGTTGACCAAATGATTGATAACCTAGAAGTTTGCATTGACTTTCTAGGACTTGATGATGAGAGGACAGGAGAAATGCTCGCTGCAACAAATGAGTTAGGAGTGAATGTAGAGTATTTTTGTCATGAATTTATGGAAACAAGTAGTATAGAGTTACATAACCCTGATTACTTGAACATTGCAGAGTTCAATGCTACATTCTGGGAGTTCTAAGATGTCAAAAGAAATGTTATTCCTATGTGATGTTCTTACAGATTGGTGTAAGAAAAACAAATTTCCACATAGATGTGCAAGCGACATACTCTATAGTGAAGATACTAAGGGAAGACTTACTGGTAATCAAGTTTACTGGTTAGAAAACTTTATCTCTACATGGGATATTATCAATCAAACTACTTAATGCTATGAAATACTATTCACACAATCAAATGAAGGAAGTAAACAAAGAGTTTACACCTAATCTAATCAAAGAACTAAAATCTTTTATGGTAGAGAGATATGTTGATAATATGTCAGAAAAAGATATGGTTCAATATATTATGGATGACCTCGACAGATACTATGAAAAAATGTCAGATGCAGAATTTATTGATGAAGCACAAAACTACTGGGAAGATCATTTTGATGATGTAGTAGAGGAAGTTGAAGAGTATGCGAATTGCGATTTCAAAAAACCAATAGAGGATAGGAGAGCAAACTAATGAAAACATTTACAATCCAATTCACAGAGAATGAATTAACAGAGTTAGAGAATGTGTTAGACCAACACGTTTATGCTGAAGTGATTGAAACTAAGGGTGGGGAAGGCATAATTGGAACTATCCACAATCGCATATTAGATGTGCATTATCAAAATAGTGATGGTCTTGTGCCAGTTCAAGAAGCTACACACAGACACTTCCGCAAGGACTTAGACTTGCTATAATAAGTACATACACCACAGAGGACTTATGAACTCAGGACAAAGCAACACCACTCTCAATGATATGCTTACAGATTTTGTAAAGTATGTTGATTCATTCTATGGAGTAAATGACCCATTATACCCTATGATGAATGTGCAAACAAAGCAACCTTTGACTACAGTTGACATTTATGGTGCTACACAGAACTATCTTGCAAGGTGTAGTGATGAGTCTAACAAGTTTTGCACATGGGGCGATGGAGACTCACTTGATCGTGAGAGAGTAAGAGACATACTACTTGAAGAGTACAATTACAAATTCGTAGGAGAGTAATTATGAGACTATCCAAATTTCTAACAGAAAACCTAGACAAAAAGACAGTAAGTTTGACTCTTACATTTGATGAGAGGTCAGAGTTGCTAAGACACCTTGAGAATTATGATGAGCATATTGACCAACTACACCCACTTGTAGAATCCGTACAAGACAAACTATTAGGTATTGATTAATGAAAACTATTAAACTGACTGATAAGCAATTTGAGCAACTTAAAGAATATGTTGTTGACAGTTGCGAAGATATTATGGAAAGATCTCTAGATTGGGATAATTCAGATTTTGTAGATGATAATGAAATAATATTTGAGTTTAGATCAATTTTAGAGGAATCAAAGTAATGACACTTAACACACAACACAAAGTAACTCTCACAGAGGGACAAATCGGTATCATTCTATGTTCACTTGAAGATAGCATACAAAAGAGTAAGCATATCAGAAGTGAAGAAAATCAAATTCTACAACCATTTGATGAGTATTGTGCATCAGTTGACTCAATCTTTGAAATATTAGAGGGGACAGTTGATAGATATTATGATAAGATAGAAAAGGCACAGGCAAAGCAACCTATTGGAGAGTGGTAAAATGACATCATTTGTGATTTTAATATTATTATGCTTTTCAATCCAATTAGCAAGTGATGTGTGGCGGTAATTAAACTGTCACACATAGGGTAGATTTACTCTCAATATCCATTATAATAAGAACATACACCACAGAGGACTTATGAATCAATTTCGTATCGAGTGTTCGGAAGTTAACTACTTCACAGTATTAGTTGAAGCAGATACCGAAGAAGAAGCAAGGGAACTTGCTCATGCTAACATCAACGCATTTCCAGTTGAAACCGAGTGTACTTCCGAGTGGACGATTGAAACAGTAGAGGAGGTTTAAAATGAAATTCAATGTAACTGAAGTTGAGTTTGACTTTGATGATGATTATGCAGAAGAGTCTAAACTCACATTTGATGAAGAGATCGAAATCAGAGACTTAGCACTCGGTGTCTGGGAGGCGGACGATGAAGACGATCTTATCGAAGAAGTCACTACCGCAAGTGGGTGGTGTATTAAAAAAATTGATTATGAGGTACAACTAAAATGACACTTATTGATTTTAACAAAAAAGAATTACACGACATCTATAGTGCATTATCATATACACGATTAGAAATCGGATTTGAAAATAAAACAGAGGAGGAACTCTATGATAGATTAACCAAAATTATGGACAAAGTAGCAAAACTAAGAAATGTATGTAATTGTCAGGAGGGCAAAAAATGATTACACTTAACAATGAACAATTAGAATTTCTTAAATATGTCATTCAAGACTTTGAGTATAATGACAATGCAGAGAGGGAACTAATTGAACAAATCGAAACAAAGATTTACAACGCACAGGAAAAAAATTACTTAGACGTATTAACAGGATTATGATTACAGCATTTATAACAGGAGTTGTCGTAGCAATTCCAACTTCACTTATCACGATGAAGTTATTGAACAGTTCACTCTTTATCAGCAATACTGAACTCAGAGAAGCAAATGCTAAGATAAGTCTTATTATTAATAACTTAGATGATTTCAGAGAAGAGAGACTCAGAGATAGAATGGAAAAACTTAACATTACTGACAAACTTGATGAGAGGTTATCACTCAAATGAAAACAATTACACTAACTGATGAACAATTTGAAACTCTATTTGAGTTTGTTGATGATAAAGTAGAATCTATTGTAGATGCTTCAGTTGATTATAATGATACTGATATACTAGAAGAGTGGGAAGATTTGTTAGATGTTCATACATTATTAGAGGATATTAAAGAAGAATATCTAATAAAGTTAATGAAAGCAAGGGAGAAACAACCGAAGGCGGAGTGGTAACATATTATACAATGTATCAAATGTACATTGTATTCTAATTCATATCCTCTATAATAATAGTATAACAAACAAATTCATTATGATCAAAGTTGGAACTAACGTCAAATCAAAAATACATGATGACTTAACTGGTCACGTTGTAGTATGCGAACCAATCAACAACTATGCTGTTGTTATGACTGATATTATGGACTATGAAATGATGACAGTTGAATGCTTCCTATCAGACTTGGAGGCAGCGTAATGACTATTAAACAAATGATTAAAGAGTATGTTGATGACCATTTCAAACATTTTGGATTCTATCCTTATGATGTTGAAGTTGATGACAAGATATATCCATATGAAGATTACATGAAAATTATTTTCCCAGAGGCAACAATCTAATGACTAAACAATCAACTAAAGATTTCTTTAAAGAGTATGGTGCAAACAAAATGAATCCAAAAAGAATACATTCAATGGCATTTGGCAGAGCATTTTGGTTAGATGAAGATGAAGAGTTTTGCTCAGCACCTTGGCGCCAAGATGGTACTGTAGATATGGAACAGCAAGATTATGTTGGCGAGTGGACTGATCTCGAAGGCGTATCGTTACATAAATTGTTTATTATTCATAGGAATCTAGTATTAGGTAAAGGAACAAATCAAGTAGAGGTGGGGCAACACTTATCCGCCATGGTAGATGCTAACAATATAGATGAGATACAAGATATAATTAAACTAAGTCCAGAGGAAGTTACTAAAACACAAATTACGTTAGGAATCAAAGGCAATATGTTATAAGTAATAATTACCTAAATATTTGGTACGAGATCTCAAACGAGATTGACAAATATTTAAAACCCTGTAT